GGCCCAATTTTCTTATATAAATTACTTCCGATAATATATCGTTATCGGAAGTAATAGACATTAGGTTTATCTATTAGTTCCTCTAAACGATTGCCAATGGCTTTACCATACACAGTCCGAATTAGATTACTATTGGAATGCCCTAGTTGGGCTTGTAGGTTCTTCTCACTGACTCCATTAGCTAAGCTGTGGCTCGTATAGTTGAGTCTAGCATGATGTGGTGTCAGTACGAATGGTAGTCCCAGTGCTTCTGTAGCTTTCCTAAAGATATTCTTAATAGCAACTCTAGATACTGGCTGATTACTACAGCGTCTCGATTGGGCTACATAGGAGTCCTTAGGGTACCCTACAGCTGACCACTGGGTGGCTAAGAGCTCTATAGTTGTCCGATCAGTAACGATTACTTCTCGTATACTAAAGGCTGTCTTAGGCTCATGATTAGTGCATTGATGTTCGTCATAGGTTTTGTTTATCTTTAGGACGACATAGGATATCTGGTCGCACTCCTTTGGGTGAACTAAGGTGTGTACTTTAGTGTACCAAAGGACATCTGACCACTGGAGGGCAAGTGCTTCTCCTATTCGTATCCCTGAGGTGAACAGTAGTCGTACTAAGTAGTACCATCGGTTGGTTTCAAGGTATGCGAATAGCTGTGCTACTTGTGCTCTTGTAAGGGCTCTTTTAGGCTTCGTTACGTGTGCCTTTGGTGGTCTCCTTAGTTGACTAGAGTAGTCCTTAGGTGTCAATTCGTCATAATAGAGCTCCTTTAAGGTTTTCTTTAGGAGTGCTATACAGACCTTTTGTGATGTTGTTAATGTATTGACGAAGTTCTGTAGCTCTAGTCGTGTTAAGTCCTCTATTTGTCGGTCTTTAAAGAATGGTCTAAAGTGCTTGTTAATGAGTCCTTTGTAGGTCTTTAGTGTACTAAAGGAGTACTCACTTTCTTTGTACTTTAGCCATGTATCAATATAGTCTAAATATTTCATTTTTACACCTCTTTAGAATTACCTAAAGAGTCAATTTACTACTCTTTAAGTATAACAAAAGATGTGTATGGATCGGAAGTAATTCTTGTTTCTATCTATTAGTATTCCTAAAGTATCATGCTTACGCAGTAGCTTTAGGCTACCTAATAGCTTGTCTTAGGTTATCTAATTGATAGCTTATAGTACTCTAATTGATACTAAACTTCGTTAGTTTTCTAATTGATACTATAGCTACAAATTGCTACCTTATTGAGTAAAACCTAAAACAATTCCTTTACAGCACTAATAGTTTCCTTGAGGAATGCTACTATCGTAGTTGTCTCAAGAATTCTATTAGAATACTAAAGATAGAGCTAGAAGAAGTATCTTCTATCTCGTGGATACATTGAGAAATACTCATAGAAGGATTACTAAATGTAATACTATAGATGGTCTAAAGGGTTACTATAGAGAGACTATAGGGGTACTAAAGTGGTACTATAGAGTTCCTTTAGTTACTCTATAGTTTTTTGTCGTATATAATACCATCAGACTCTATGGCGATTTTGTGTGAGCGTGTGTAGACGCTTATGGTATTCCTTAGGTATAAATACCTTAGACAATCTGTAGACGACAAAATAAACCTCTGTGCACGCTCAATCGACACAAAAACCCTAAAGAAATCGTTCTGACTTCCTTAGGGTTTCTCTTTAGTAATTCTTTAACATATTATAGGTACTTATTCGTTTTGCTTCAGCTCGTCCCATTGGTCTCATTTGGTTAGTCTCATCTCTGTAGAATATACCTCGTTCAGGATCAAGCCATTGCTCTAATTTAGCTTCCATCTGTTCTAATACACCTAGCTCTTCGTCCCTATCCATGACTTCTAACCAGTAGGCTACAGCCATACATAAAGCGTCCAAGCGGTCATCATGTGCCAGTGCTCCTCTGTCTCTACTCAAGCGTGTCATTTGGTAGATTAAAGAGTATGCAGGAGCGTTCTCATAGATTTGATAGTCATCAATGATAACCTGCTTATGGACAATCAATTTGTGTCTCATCATAACTGGCTCAAGAGTATCAATGATACGTGCTTCTTTCTGAGCATAGTTCTTTACCTCAGTAATGCGACAAGGGTGTACTGCATTGAGTACTGGTGCGAAGAGTTTAGAGAACATACCATCACCAAAGTTGCCCTCTACGACAATCTCATTGACTCCATACATCTTAGCTTTGTTAGCTAATTGTCGAAGTGTAGAGTCGCTATAGCCCTCTCTCGTACCACCTACTTCAAGTACGAATAGGTAGCCATTGAGATACTTAACGACTGCATAAGAGGTCTCGTCCTTACCTCTACCTGAAGGGTCAACCGCCATGACTGTACCAGTGTACTCATAGACCTCTGAAGATCTCCCTTGAGGTTCATAGAAGTAGTCGCCTTTAAGTGCTACGCAAGGTAAATCATTAATGCGAAGTTGTCTGTCATTACTCCAGTACCACTTGAGGTTAGCTTCATCAAGCGACAGGTTAGCAATCATTAAGTCTTGTACTTTCAATGGGTACTTCTCTTGGTCGCTCAAGTTAGTGTTAAGCATAAACTGAAGTGCGAAGCCTGCTTTACCATAAGACAATCTACGCTTGTAAATTTCTTCTTCATCGAAGCGTCTAGGGTCTGTAGGCTTACCTGCATAGAGGTCAGGGTTCTCATCATATTTGTCGGCTATAATCTTTGCTAAGCGGTCTCCATAGAATTCTCTTTCAGATAAACTCTCAGGATACAATACAGTCCATATACGACAACGATAGCCACGCTGTTGCAACTCATTGTACAAGCTCATTTCATTCTGAGGAGTACCTAGGTAAACTATTTGTCCCTTAGGTTTAATGATAGCGTCAAACTCTTTTACAGCTTCATTGAGCTTGTCTCGTTGTGTCTGAGTGCCACTATTGTTAGCTACTTCAACGTCATCGGCAATAAGAAGGTCTGCACGACTACCAGTCAACTGCCCTGATATACCTACAGATTTAATACTAGGAGAAATATCAGGTACAGCAGGACCGACATCAAATAAGTTCTGTTGGTCTCGTTGATCAGGTCTAGCTTTTAGGTGAGCTAGGAATGGTAGTGTATAGATAATTCGTTTGATAAAGATAGCGTTAGCGTCCGCTCTATCTTTGGAAGCTGAGACAATCTCTACTTTCTTTTGAGGGTCTCTCCATAGCGTCCATACAGCGTATGCACAGGTGATGAATGATTTAGCTACACCACGGAAGCCCTCGATAATAAAGCGGTCGTTTGGAAGGTTCTGAAGGGTATGAGCTATATCGTATTGGATAGGTGTAGGGTCAGGTAGACTAATCATCTTCCATACCATATAGATGAATACCCTAAAGTCCTCATAAGCCTTCGCTATCTGTTCTTCAGACCACTGCATTAGTGTTCACCATAGTGCTCTTCCATGAGTGTTGGTGGGTCAAACACTGGAATTTCATGTGTCTCCTGTTTGACTGCAACAGCTAACTCAGGAGTTGTCTCAAGTTTATTGTCTCGAAGGAAGCGTCTAACTTTCTCAAGGAATGTTGGTGTACGTCTTAATTCAGGGTCATGTAGACCATCAATAAGTGCTTCTACTTCCAACTCTGCTATTTTGTCTAAGAGTTCTTGATTGATTTCCATAGGTTACTTGTCTCCTTTCTTACGTGTTGCATTAAGGTCTAGCTTGTTTACTTTAGTTACACCTTTAGGTGTCTTACCCATTCTGTAGTCCCATAAAGGGCAGTCCTCTGAAGGGCAGTTGTCGACTTCTTTAGTGTCGTTACAGCAACAATCTAAACATTTAGCTCTGATAGCTTTCATTTGAGTTCTAATTACTTTAGCCATAAGTTCTCCTTAGGAATATAAAAAGCCCCCTACGGAATATCCATAGAGGGCTATTGGTTAGAACCAACCAGTAGCGGTCAGTGTTGTTCTTTTCATATGTTCTTTTTGACTGTAAAGGTCAGCCTTTAGGTCTATGTCAAACTTTGGTGTTTGGTACGATAATCTAGCTCCTGCTGTAATTGCTTTACCATTGTTAAAGTCTGTCTCAGCATAAATACCTTTCTTAAAGCGTGGCTGTTCAGGTACAGTCAAATCAAGTACTGCTTCGTGTACTTCAGTTACGACTAGCTTACCATTGTCTAGCTTATGTTCTTCCTTTACGTTATCTGTAGTAATTTCATGTCGCTTACCATTAACATTGACGACAAGTGGTTGTTGTTTTGTCGTGAACTGTACATCGGTATCCTCATGCACTCCAGTGGTCGGATCTACAGCTTTCGGTAAGTACTCAAAAGTAGTCGTTTGTTTCTGCTTATGGTCTAACTTAATTGGTGCTGTAGGTGCTACTTGTGGCTGTGTAGGTGTTGGGTGTGTACTAAATCTATAGGCAAGTACAGCTACAACTACGACAAAGATAATTGGTATGATAACCTTTAGCCAGTTATTTAATGTGTGTTTATTAGGAATTCCACTCATTGATATACTCCCTCACTCTCTGTCTAATTTGCCAACCTAAACCATACAAGTCCCATCTCATATCAGGGTCGTCATCATGTAAACCATAGCCATCGAAGTCTGCTACTTCTGCGTGTGTCCATACGTTACCTTCAGGGTAGATACCAATCTCTACGCATAGCTTAGCAACAACTTTAGCCATCATGTCTAATTGATCTTGTGTAGGTGGCTCTGAGCCATAATCAATGTCTCCAGTATCAGCATTTATAGAAGCTTTATAGCAACAACATAAGGTAATACCAATAGCTCTACTATTACGTCTCCATGTATGTGCTTTTAAGTCCATAAAGCTGTCCATGTCAGTATACATGGTTCCATTAGCGTCAATGTTTAGGTGATAGCTCCCAAAGGGCTGTCCATAATGACCGCCTGTCCAATGTAAGTAGATTTTGTCGATTGCTCCTCTCGCAGGGACTGTATAGTCCGACAATTCTTCAAATCTAATTTCTCTCATCAGTTCTCCTTTCGATTTCTGTAGATACTTTCTTAGGTAGTTCAGTCATCTTGTCGCCATCTACTCTGTAGTTCACTCCAATCTTATTCAAGCCTGCTTCAAGGACTCTATCAAATAATTGAGATCGCTCGTAGCCTGCTTCTTTTAAGTTCTCAGCGATACTAAAGAGCTCTGCAAAGATTACCCCTACATATAACAAAAGAGATACAATTTTACCAATGTGGAAGCCTTGTATCTCATATTGAGGAAATAGCAGGTATATAAAAACTGCTAAAAGTATGACTGTGGAATATGCGACAAATTTAATCATGATATTCCATTTGTATTTTTTAGACTCTAAATAGCCAATCTCCCATGCTCGGAAGAAAACAGCTCTAAAGAGGTTCATCACTGTTGGTGGATAATCTTTGTCTTTACAGAAGCGAATAGCTATAGCTGTCCATTTTGTAAGAGTGTCGATAAATACAATGATGATAACAAGAAGAAGTGCTAAGAGAGCGTCTCCTAGCACTTGAGTTGGTATTAACAATATATGCTCCTTTCAGTTCTATTAAGATATTCTCTTCCAAATGTATACAGATAGGTATGGTGGAAGAATTGAAAATGCTTTACCTTCACCATCACTACGGATACTATGTGAATGGTCTCCTGCACTATTGATACTAACACTATGTGTGTGTCCACCTGCTCCATTTACAGATATTGGTATTCTTTCTGTTTTACCGTTTACTACTATTAAATTACCTTGTGTAGTAGCTAAATTACCGCCTGAGTTAGTATAAGATTTAGTAAAATTTAAATTTGCTGAATGGCTATGTTCACCTGCATTATTGGTGCTAGCCCCATGACTGTGTCCACCTGCTTGAGTAGTACTTCCATAATGACTATGAGCTGGTAATTCTTTTATAGTAAGTGTTACTTCAGCTCTACCCCCAGTACTACCTGCATTATAATTAGTACCTTGCGATAAAAGCATTCTTCCTTGATCTATAGCTTCCCATGTACCAAACCCAAAGAGTACCTTAGGGTTAGTGCTTGTAGTACTAATATAAATACTGCCCACTGGATATACTTGTGTAAGTGTTGTCTTTTCAGCAATCTTACTAGATATTGTAGTTGCAAAGTTAGGGTCATTCCCTAGTGCTTGTGCAAGTTCCTGTAATGTATCTAGAGTTTTTGGGGCTTGTCCGACAAGATTAGCTACTGCTCCTGTAGCTTCTCTAGCAATCAATCTGTCAATTTCACTTTTTGTATAATATTCTCCACCACTAATATCTTTGACATATTTTTTAATTTCTCTACATTCAGCTAGTGCTTCCTCAACAGCTTTCTTATTACTAGCAGTTAACTCCGTATTTTGTTGAACTGCTTTTGCTTTTTCATTAATTTCATTTCGGACTGTTTTAGCTTCTTCTTTAATTACATTAGTATCCTGCTTTAAAGTTTCATTAGTGCGTGTAAGCTCTTCAACTTTTGTTTTATCTTGACTTACTTGAGTACTCTGTGAGTCAACTGTAGTTGCCTTTTGATTTACTGTAGTTGTATCTTCAGCTACTTTTGCAGTATTTCTTTTTACTTCTTCAGCCTTCTCTGTAACACTTGAATTTGCATCTATAGCCTGTTTAAGCGTTGTTTTAGCTTCTTTTGAGTTATAATCTAACTCTTCACTAATATGTGCAGTTTGTGTCTGCTGTAAATTCAAGTCTTTAGCTGTCATTATAGAGCTATCTTGCCATTCTACTAATGGTATTGTTGATGTGTCTCTGTAGATATACAATGGTAATACTTCAGTTGGTGCAGTGATGAGAGTTACTGTTTTGTCATTCACTGTATATTCTTTGTCATATTCCAACAGCCTACCATTGATTTCTACTTTAACAAAATCTCGTGCTAGATAATCAAAGCCAAAGTTATATGTCCGCTGTCCCACTACAGTTTTAGTGGTTAGTCGTGGTATCATCTATTACTGTCCTTTCGTTTTTCTATATTCGTTATAAAGGTTTACTAATTCATCATCACTCAAGTTCTCTGCATTACGACCTTTGAGCTCCTTAGGTTTCTCTGCGTTCATACCATCGGTCAACTCTTTGCGTTTCTTAGGATCCTTCAAGAGTTCTTCAATAGTAGGCTGATGTACCTGTGGTTTAGGCTGTGGTTGTTCCTTAGGTTTGTCAGGTTGAATTAGTCTAGTGTTCTTGAGTTCTACTTCTTTAAAGTCTTTTTTCTCCTTGTCTGCCATTTCTGCCATACCAGTTAAGAAAATCTGCATAGGCAAGTAGCGGTCTATAGGATAAATAGAGGTGATAGGGTTTTGCCCTTTGCCTGCCTTATGGTTCTCCTCTAGTGCTCCTAGAGCTTCTAAACCAGTGCGTGCTCCATTGTATAGTCTCATTACACTACCTAAGACTGCAAATTGCTTAGCTCTGTCTGCTACACTGTCAAGCAACTGTCCATCTTCAGTCCACTCAGGGCGGTCTACAGTTGTTCTAGCAGTACTGCCTTTACCTATAAGAATTGCTCTAGCGTCATCACCAAAGGATAGGGACGACAAAATAGAGCTTCTTGTTAAGCCTGCTGTGATGATATTGTCGGCTGTAAAGGTTTTGTCTAAGTACTTCTGCTTGCGTTTCTCATCATTGCCATACATATATTCTGCTTGAGCTCTCTGACGAATAGCCCATAGCATACCACCTGATAGAATAGTAGACAATGTTTGAATTGTATCTTCACGCTCCCAGTGCTCCATAGTTCTCATAAGGTGGCTATTAAGTGCCATTCGTGAGAAGGCTTTAAACTGCATTAGAATTGGCAGGATATGCCCAGTCATTCTAGTGTTGCCTGCACTGAAGTGAGGTTGCATAATAGCGTCCTTAGAGTGTCTATCAAGAAAAGCATGGAATTTGATGTAGCTCATAGGGTCTACTTCCTGCCATTCTCGAAGGCTCTTACGGAGTGCCTGTGGATCACTGTGGTCTAAGTCCGACAAATAGTGCTTGACTGTCTCCTTGAATGTAGGAATGTCGTCAATACCTACTCGCTTAAACATACGCTCACTAAAGAGGTTCTTGCGAAGTGTACTATTAAATTCATCGTTAGCCCAGTCAATCATGTCAGGTACTAAGTCTGCCTTGATAGATTGAATACTATGGTTAGTGATTTGCTGTACTTGAGACAATGTAGAGGTAATGCGTGCCCCTAAACTAATACCATCATGAGCTTGTCCTAAGGCTTCCATGTGTAGTCCACCTATATTGTTCTCAAGATAGTTTCTGTCGGTTACCAGAGGGTTCCACCAATTTGTTTCCGACATATATGTCCCAATCTCCATCTTTCTGAAGTCTGCTAATTGGTCTGCTGTAACGTACTTAGCGTGCTTCAAGTCATGGATAAAGTCATGTAGTCGTGGAATGAAGTGTGTCAGTGCTCGTGCACCAACTTTAGCTGTAGCCCCTGCTTGCTCTGCTATTGCGGATAAACCAAAGTTCATACCATTGAGCGTATAGGAAGTGTCCAATAGTAATTGCTGTAGTCTGTCCATAGCTGTCTCAGGTGTAGGGATAACGTCCTCGAATATGCGTGCACCAGTGATGTGATGGAACGCTCTATGGAAGTCCTCATAGCTTAGCTTAGCTTCCTTCTCGGTTACATAGCCTAACTTAACTGCTTGCTCAAGTTCATTCTTAATCTTAGTGTCGTAACGATGAGCCAGTGCTCCAATATCGTCTACGTTCATTACCTGCTTGATTGCAATAGCACCACTTGAGCGGTTAGAGACATAATTCATATGATTAAAGATATTAGTGTCTCGAAGGTCTGTATCAAAACTAAATACATCATTAAGAGCTTTATCAGTAGCACCACCCTTGTAATTGATAGGAATGGTTAAGCCAGTGTCCATTGGTAAACGTCTCTTGAAGTATGCTAAGCGTTTGTCGCCTTTAATATCCTTCATTTGTCCGTCATCGAATGTATGCTGTCCTGCTCTCATGATATGGTCAGCGTACGCTTCTGCTTCAGTTCTAAGGTCAATACCTTCGTCCAATCTATCTCTGTCTACAGCCTGCTCAATATAAGATACTAAGAAGTTACGTTGAGCTTCCTTACTTACGAATTTCTCTGCCATAAGGTTTAGCTTGTCTTTAGATACTCGTCTGTATAACTCAGGGCTACCATCGAAGTCCTCACTTACCAGTCCTGCCCTCTGAAGGTTCTTTAAGTCTAAATCACGGAAGTCCTTAACGTGATCTACAGTATTGACTATAGTCTCACCATAGTGGCTTATGTCTTTACCATCACGATACTTCTCATGATATGCTTTGCTTACTGTCTCTGCGAATTCCTCTTGAGCGTGCTTAGGGTTAAACCATTGACGCTTAGGTCTCTCAAGGTACCACTTACGGAAGTCATCTTCAAAGACTGCCATTTGTATCTTATAGTCCTTCTGTACGACCTGCTTAGCAAGTTCTACAGGAAGTCCTAGGTTTTGCCCTCTGTCTCTTGGGTCAAGCAATAAGGCTTTCGCAAAGTGTCTCATGGTATTCGATGGACTATTCGCTAAGTGCCCATAAGTATTACCCATGATTTTGTTAAGCTCTGCTTCTTGCTTAATTTTACCAGTGGTACCAGTAGAGCCTTGAGCTTCCTGAAGGACTTTCTCAGGGCTACTTACACCACCCTTACCCATATATAGGTAATCGTATTCAGGCTTAATTTCTGTCTTAATTAACGCTTGTAGAGGTTTATTTTGAGCTTCAGTAGGTTCCAAAGGTATTTCTTCATCGTCATTCAGAATACGTCCTAATTGACTCTCAGGGAGTTCAGGAAGAACTACTTCAGGTGCAGGTGAGCCATCAGCAGTAAAAGGTATCTCCTCATCGGCTCCTATATCGTCAAAGAAATGGTTCTCCTTAGCATTGACTGCCTGCGTGATAACTGAGTTAGGCGACAAAGTTACATCATTGATTGATACTGAGCCATCTTCATGTCGCACTATTGGTGTGCCTATGAATTCGTCAGGGTTCTCTATAACCGTCTTTAGGTGAGCCTTGAGTTCACTATTAGACATACCATAGGCTTCTTTAGCTTGAGCCCATAGCTTACCCCTTTTATGTCGCAATAAGTGCTCTGCAAGTTCTGCTTCAGTTTTACCAGTAGACTCGACAAAAGAAGCTCTAGTGCTCTTAGGTAGTGGCTCAGGTACTCGTCCTAGGTCTGAAGCCTGCATTAGTGCCTGTTCACTCTCAGCTTCAATTTGTCGTCCTAATCTGTCCATCTCAGGGGTATTACCTACTGCTGTCTTATGGTGGTCAATAATAGAGTGCAAGTAGCGTGCTCCTGCCCCCATACCTGCCCCAAATAGAAATGCTGTAGTATAGTCAGGTTGATAACCGCCATACTTCTCAGCGACATACTGGTCTCCCATATTGATTAAACCATTGGCTAAGCCTAGCTCTGCCATTTGGAATACTTTATTAGCTCCGATGTTCGCTAGTGTTTTACCACCTAGTCTCATGAGCATTTTACCGACAAGTGCTTCCTGTCCGACAAGTGGTACGAAGTTAAGTGGGTCTGCCACTGTGCCTAAAATACCACCGATACTCTTGAAGCCATAGCCTGCTTTCTCTACTCGCTCTTGTCTAGCATAGTCATCACGCTTCTGCTGTATGAGTGCTCCTAGTTGAGCTTGAGATTTAGCATTGGCAAGCAGGAAGTGTTTTGTCTCAAGATCATTAGGAAAGTATTTGTCGATTGCTTCAAGGTCTGCTTTATTAGGAGTCCAGTTAGGATCTGTTGGTTTAAAACCATTAGCTTCTGATGTGTTATAACCTGTGCGTAGTAATGATACTGAGCCATTGTTATACCATTCATTTAAGAAGCTGTCTTTAAATTGTTTACCAAAGCCACCAATATTGGTGTCCTGTAGTGGCTCAAAAATGTCATCTGAGAAGTCATATATCTGAGGACCGACTCCTTTTTCAAGACCTGCAAAGCCTGCATAATGTCGTCCTGTTTTAGCTCCTGCGACATATGTTTCTCCTGCAATAGAAGCCATAGAGCTCGCATAGTTTTCTAAGGAGTCTGTATAGTAACCATTGTCTCTTAAAATACTTGCATATTCTTCTACTGAAGTTGCATTATGAATTTCAGGATAGTGAGCAAAGAAGCCATCATGAAGATACGTTGCGTATTCTTCAAGGGTATCGAAGTGCCCATATGTAGCTGAGCCATCTTTTTGTGGTTGTAGCCCTGCTCCTTTATGGTAACCAGTGAGTCCACCAAAGTTGTTATCCTCAATAGCCAGTGTGGACTCACCGTTAGCACTCTCATGCACCATTTGTGCTATTTGTAGTTTCTTGAAGTAGTCTGAAGTACCATACTTCTTTTGATATATATCAGCTACCTCAAGAATATTAGGGTTTATTTCCATTGATTACCTTTCTAGTCTAAACCAAAGAATGTCCGTAGTTTACTCTTACCTTGATTTAAAGAGCTGTTCGACAAATCTGTATTGATTACTTCATTGCCATAAACTACAGTGTTACTTGTGTTACCATCAGCTCTTTCTTCAGCTGTAGTATCACTTAGGTATTGATAAGCTCTGTATCCAATATCTTGTGGATAATAAGCCTTACCATTCATCGACCCTGCTTGTCGTACATATATAACGTCTTGATCAGGGTCATAGCTAACCCATGAGCCTGCCCCTTGCTCAACTTTTAAGCTATCCAGTACGTGTCTAATACCTTCACTAGCAAAGCTCTCACTAGATACACCAGTGTTATTAATGATAGAGCGTGGTAATAGTACACCATCATAATTGATATAGGAGTGCACTAGGTTGCTCTTAGCTTTCTCCATAGCTTGGTCAGCAGTAAAACGACCAGTAGCCTTTAGTATCTCTGCTTGGTCTCTAATTGCTCCTAAGAGCCCATCAGGTGTACTGTCAGGAATACTAAAGGAGCTCCAGTTACCTGTGCGTATATTCAGTGCTTCAGAACGACCCATAGGAATTGCTTCTACTTCTTTCTTAACTTTGTCGGCTGTATCAGGGTCTCGCAATGCTTGCATACCCATAGCAAATATCTGAGTACCCTCTTGTTGTCCCATAGAGTCCTGTAGGCTCGCTAAGGCTTGGATACGACCTGCCCATTTAGGGTTAAGTAATTGATGTACCATGTTAGGTCTAGCTCGATACAAGGATACTGCTAAGCCGACAACTTCAGGAATGTTACCGCTCTGATCCATAGACGCTAAGCCTACTTCCATTTGGTCTGCCATAGTAGTTCTCATAGCATTACCGATGAGGGGGTTAGCTAAGACATACTGCAAGCCATCATACTGACCACTCAATAGTCTTTGTCGTAGTAACTCTCTAGCTCCACTAATGAATACATCAGGATCTATACCCATATCTTTTAGATCTGCTTCACTTCTAGGGAATTCCATTCCGTTCCATGACGCTTTACCATTGAGCATTGCGTCAAACATTGGGCTTAATGTAGCCATTGCATTGCTTCTAGCTAACTCAGTTTTCTGCTTCATTAGAGCTAACTTTTGTTGTCGTGCTATCTCTGTCTTGATATTAGCTACTGCATGATTGTATAAAGGTGCTACCATTCGGTAGTCCTCAGGGCTCTCTTCTTTAAGACGTGTATAGAGTGCGTCAAGAGCTTCTATACTTTTAGCCCCTTCGATTTCCTTATTGAGTGCGACAAATCTATCATTGCGAATTTTAGTGGCTTCCGTGTTAGCACTGTCTTTGTATTCCGATAAATCAATCATGTCTTTAACTCGATTTCTGTCGTCATACTCCATGTCCCCAAAGGCTTCTACAAGTCCTGCATTACCAGTCTTAGAGATTGCTTCGGCTACATTAGCTAAAAGTTTATACTCAAGATTGCTATCACTTGTAGCTGTCTCACGGATATTTGTCAAGATAGCGTCAAGGTATGGTGTACCTTCCTCTACAGAAATGTTAGGGTTATTCCGTGCGAAGTCGCCTACCATTGCAGTAATACCATTAACACGCTCTAGCTTTAACTGTGTCTCCTTACGCTTCGTAAAGGTGTCGAACACTGCCATCTTGGTTGCCATGTGTTGCTCTTCAAGTCCGTTTTGAAAAGCGTACTGGTTCTCGATGTTTTCTTCCGACATATAGTCTTTTAAGCGTGCTTCGTAAAACTCATCGAAGGTATTGAATTGTCGTGGTAAATCAGGTTGCTGTTTATGTTGGTCATCATAGATATTCCAGTCGGACTCTATGCGTTTACCCATCTCAGTACCTCTCATGCGATCAATGGTTGCTACTGCATACTCATTGTCCTGAAGGTTGAATTTACCACTAGTTGCTAGAATTTGTCGTGTAGTTAGTCCTTCCTTTTGCTCATCAGTCATACTTGTGAATACTTGAGGAGCTACAGCTTTTGCTATCTTTTCTTTACGCTCCTCTTCATCATGCGTGTACTGTCTCCACGCTACTCCTAGTTGCGACAAGCCTGTTGCAAGCATATCACTAGCGTTCGTAAAGCGTGCCATCGGAGCTCCTACAGAAGCTACATTAGACAAATTCTGTTGATATGTTTGAGGTGCATTAGGCATAAACTGTTGTGCAGTGCCTACAGAGCCACTCACTTGTGTGTTATTGTTTGCCATTTATAGCATACCCCCATTAAATGTATATTGATTACTGTTTTGATCATACCCAATTCGTGGGTTACCAAATCTTATAGGACTTCTAAAAGAAGTGCTAAGGAGCTTAGGATAATTAGTGTTCACTGTCAAGTCTGTAGCAAAGCCATTAGTACTGTACTGATAGCTTGCACTATTAGTGTCGTAACGAATGTTAGGGTTACCATAATTGATTGCTTTAGGGTCATTAACTGTATACCCTAGCACTCCTCGTCTAGTATCTGCTAAGCTAAAACCATCATTAGCACTGGTTCGCCAAGGGTTTTGACTAGCACTCCTAAAGGAGTAGTCAGGTGTCCATCGGCTTACTGTGCTAGATACATGAGCTCCACTGGTACCACCTACACCTTGACTGTCGCCTATCTTAGCAAGTCTATCGGTGTTCATGTTCTTATAAGCGTTATAGCTCGACAATAAAGTACCTGCTTGACTAATTAAGCCACCTAAGAGTGTAGGGATACGTGGTGTCTCAAGGTGCGACAAATATTCCCTAGTGCTGAGATATGCTCGTTCTTTGTTTTGATCAATCTCATCACTCTTACGGATATAATTGTCTTTGACTTGAGTTGTCGTGCGGAGCCCATCGGCTTTCGTAGAGCGTACTAATAGCTTAGCTGTCTTACCATTTTGGTATTCCCCAGTGCTTGCTTGTACGCTTGCTTCAAGTCCTCTTGCCTGAAGTCTAATTGCTCCCAACTGAGCTACACTAGCTTCAAATGCGTTTCTACGTTCATTCTCAAAGTTACTAAGAGAATAGTTCATAGTCTTAATAGCCCCTTTAGCCTGTGCTATGATTTGGTCTGCTTGAGCTTCTGCTTGTCGCCTAGAGCTCATATAGTTGCTATAAGCACTCCATATGTCTAACCCTAAGCCAATCTTAGAGTTTGTCCCTAAGGATCCTGTGGAAGCTAAGCCACCTGCACTCATGAGTTGGTTTACTCCAGTCCCCATATGTCTCCTTTCTATATTTGTCTAAATTTATATGTTACAAGCCCTTGCCATACTGTTGTGTTAAACGCACTTGGTAGAGGGCTTTTATTTAATACTGTTACTGAAGTGTCCGTATTGCGTCCCATTAGTGGTACTCTGAATTCTCCAGTTTCCAGTGGGTGAATACCGACCTGATTACTTGGTGTACCGACAATTCGTGCTGTCATTTTGTATTGCTTAGGTGTCTTACCAGTGCCATTTACAATGACTTCAAATTCTCCTGTCTTGTCATAATTAATATGCAAGAAGCGAAGCTGTAGTCGGTCATTAGGTATCGTATCAGTACCTGTTTGTGTTGCTTGTTTAATAAAGAATGTACTATAGGTAAACTTGAGGTCATAAGGTACACCTACATAACACTCAATGTCTGCCATTGGTTCCACTTGATGAGGAATTACTACTGTATCCTTACCTGTGTACATTAAGCCATTCTTTAGTACTATTGTGTATTCTCTAGGTTCAGAATAAGCGTCTCCATAGATTGATTTAAGGTCATACCTCATTTCCTTAGAGGTTTTATCATGGGTGCCTGTTAGTGTCGTTTTAAACTTCCTGTCAAGCATTACACGATAAGGCTCATCGACAAAATCTTTTGTGTTATAGCTAATTGGTAGCTTCTCAAGGAATGTATTACCACCTCGATTGATTACTAAGTACATGATTGAGTTGATAAAATCTGCTCCTATAATGTCCCCATCAAATATCCATTGACTCCAACTAGCTTGTGCTTTAGAGTCATTCAAGAAGAGGAACTTATAGATGTACATTGTGTCTCTTTTAGAGTTGCTGAGTGCTATTAAGATATTTTCATTATTACAAGCTCTGAGCGAATAAATTGTATTCACTAAGAAGTTTGGAACGTGTCCAGTGATGTCTGTAGCGTTCTTTTGTGTCGTACTGTCAGCAACTGCAAAGTATTCCTGTACAGATGTATAGTCAGTCTTTTGAGCTGTGAAGTATAAGTTACGACCTACACCAATAGGTTTTATCCATGTGTCAGCGTCAAATTCAGTTACCTGATCTATGACTGCTGTCTTAGGGCTAAGTACACCTTCGGCTCTCAATACGAATTGTGTTTGAGCACTGAAGAGATACAAGTCCTGATTGAATGGTACTGCATTGTACAGCGTACTTACTCGATTGTGAGATACTTGTAAATCAATAGGGTCAGTGTCGACAACTCCTGTAGCACTGTCTACCCAGAAGTTAAAGAAGTCTGACGATTTCGACAAGTTGACTGCTTCACCTGAGATAATTCCTAAGCGGTTTCTAAAGAAGAATATGTCATTGATCTTATTACCGACAAAACTAGGTAATGGGTTACTGTCGTCATCACCTGTCCTTCTTTGGTTCCACTCTGCCCATGTACAAGTAAAGGTACCATTAGCTTCTCTACGGAGAATATAAGGCATTGTTTCATATCTTAGATATATCGCTATGTTAGGCTTTGGGCACTCTTCCCATAACTTTAAGCCTGCATTATAACGAACATAATAGTCATCATCTGTAGACCTCTCTCCTTTTACTAGGACAGTATAGCCATGTGGTGCTGAGGAAGGTAAGATGTCAAACTTAGGTGTCGTATTAGTGAATAACTTCATTGCTTCACCATTGAAGCCATCGGATACTGATATGTCATCTAAGGTTCCAATTAATTGTAGCCAGTTGGTACCTTTGATTACTTTCAAGCCTTGAACCCCTTCAGGAGCAAAAGTGTCTCTTTCACTATACTCTCTACCCTTATAGATATAGACTGTTCTTGATACTATTCTTTCGCCATCTGCTGACTCTTTATCTCTACGTTCTTTTCTAATACCATAAGAGCCTAACTCTGTATCATTCATATCTTTAAACCGCTTTATAACTCCACCTGCAAGCAATTTAAACAATTCATCACTGATATTGTCTGTAGTGATCTTTGTAGAGTGCCATGCTTCTCCACCATTAGGAGTCTCATAGGAATAGTCTTGTCCTTTTATACGTACTGTATATTTCCTACCATATTGTCCTTGTCGTATTACAACTAGGGCTCCTTGTGTCTCCCATGTGTTAGGTGATTTATCATTAGTATTCATTTCTACTGTTTTAGTTGTATTCACAATAAAAGTATGGTCTGCTACTGTGATTGCTTTAAGTTCAGTTGTAGGGTTAGTACATCTAATATAGTCCTCTGCATTGTGCTCCATTTTAACTGTTTTTTCATTACCTGATAAATCAAAGATACGTAATGTATCTCCAGTGAATGCGACAATATATCTTTCAGTCTCATCACGATTGATAAGATGTACTTTAGTTTTCAATGGTAGTGCAGGAAGTTTCTTAATGTGTTGCGTTGGTGGTCTCTTTTGTAAACCACCTGCTTCTGTAGAGTAGCCATTGATTTGCTCTTCTAGTTGTTCAGCATGACGCAACTTAGGTGGTTGTTGTGATATACCTGCAATGAGGTTCTTAATGGTTTGTTGTACGAGTGCCATTGTCTACCCCCTATTCATGTATGTTTGTATTGCAGGGTTCTGAAGAATATTAGATTGCTCAAGAGTGATTTCTGTCTCCATCATCTGCATATAGGCTTGAGACTCTTCTTGTTTTAACTCTTGCATAATCGTAGGGTCTCCTAAGTATCGTGCGACAAAATGGTTAGCTGTCCTTACAGTAATATATTGTCGGAATACCTGTGGCATTTCTTCAAAAGGTACATATTGAATTACTTTAGCTTCCAGTGGTGCGTCAAATCGGTCATTGTTGTTAGTTACATCAAAGAGCCACTTATCACGCTTGCGCACAACTCTTTTGTCGGTAAACTGAATAGACAAGATTGAGTCGTCCCATAAGATACGTTTAGAGTGTTCGTCAGGAATTAAGATGAATGGATCAATAGTATTAAATGTCCACCCCATGACTTGTATAGCTCTCATTTCAGCTTCTAACATACGTATTGCGTTTAGACAATCGACATTCTCACTGTTCTCTAAAGTGTCTACAGGAGCTTCACCCATAGCTCCAATAATTTCATTCACTGCGTCCAGTTTGGATAGTGGTGTGATAATCATGTGTTCTCCTTTAGACAAAAATGGGGATAGCCATAAGACTACCCCCTAGAGTTACTTTAGATTATTTTGCCAAGATAATACCAGAAGCTTCAGGACGTAAACCGCCATGACCTACTGCATTCTTCGCAATAATCATATCTGCTTGCAATTCAGCACGGCGAGCGTGTTCAAGTTGCAAGTCTTTCAATTTGACTGTTGCTACCGCTGTGCGATGTGCACAAACTGCAAGAGCCTTAGCGTATTCTGTAGGGAATACATGACCTTCAGGAGCTGTACCAAGCATACCAGTTTTGTCGGCACCGCCTGCTTTTAGGTGAGGTACAGCAATGATTTTAAAACCGCAAAGTTTATCAATGTTACCATCGACAATAGTTGCTACTGCACCATAGTCTTTATTGATAGCGTCCTTAGAAGCAATCAATGCGGACTCTACTTCAGGTGTGATGTATGCAAAGCGTTCTTCCTCAGGTACATATTGAGCAGTCCACTTAGCTTTCATTTCAAGTAAGCCTTCAATTACCGCTTTACCAGTCTCATAATTGATACCTGCACCACCTGTAATAGTTTTCTCGATAACAACACCTTTGCCTAAACCAGTGATGTTCTCTTTGTTAGCTTTTACAAGTTTTGCAATTTCAGCTACTACAGCACCATCGGAAGCAATAGCCAACGCTTCACCTAATTGCTTAGCGTACTCGCTTCGTACTTCATAGTGAAGCATAGCTTCGTAAATATCAGTGATAAGTACATCAGCTGTCAATAAGCCATCAATGTTGATGGTAATTTCATTGTGAGGAATTGCTTCACGAAGATCGTCAAGATTGGAACCTGCTGGTAAGTAGTGAGCTTTACCACGACCCATTACTGGGAATGTAGTAGCTTTACCATTGTCGATAGATTTCGTCATATGGTTGCCCATAACTTTGCCTGCCCGTGTGAAGGCTTTTAATACATCACCACTGAATACTTTAATAAAATTTGCTAATTCATCGCCTGTGTTTTGTACAGAAGCGGGTTTTTGATAGTTAGTTACACCTGCCAAATTTGTTCTCCTTTAGATTAGAAATTGGAATTAATAATTTTTGTCTCTACTTCTTTACGGTAGATTGGATCTTTGTCATAGCGTGGGTCATTCATTGCGTCTAACATTTGTTGTTTAGACAAGTACGCATTAGTGTTACCAGTAGTCCCACCTGTAGACTGCCCTAAGATTGTTTGATTAGTAGTACCGTTGACTGCCTTCATGTTTGCTTTTACACCTTGGATAACCATATTGATTACACCTAAGTTGCCTGTGTTAATCGTGTCGTTAAAGTCTTGTACTGCTTTCTCACCTTGAGAGCTTACGAATTGAGCTACTTGTCGGTACTCTTCTTCACCACCTGCAAAGCCTACGACTGCGTTGTAGAATTTCTCTTGAGTTGCTTCTACACCACTGATGTATGCGTCAACGACTTCCTTTGGATAACCTGCATTCGCTAAGGCTTCTAAAGAAGCGGACGACAACTGACCATTTTTGTTGTACTCATCTTCAAGAGCTTTAAAGTCTACGTTACGCTCTGCTAAGTCTTTCTGTAGTTCTTCTGTAGCCTGCTGTTGTTGAACAAAGGCTTCTTGTACTGTATTTGTCTGAGCGTCAACTGCTGTTGTAGCGGTTACCTGTGTAGTTTCTGTTTGTGTGTTTTCTACCTGCGGTTGAGTAGACTCAGTTTGTACCTGTGTTTGTTGACCTTCAGTTGTCGGTTCTGCTTCGACAATCTGATTGTTGTTTTGGGCATTTACTACAATGTCCATCTAGTTCATTACCTCACTTTCATTCATTGCTCCTGACATAGCTTGCTCTACTAGAGCTTGCTCCTGTTGAGCTTCCATAGCTTGTTGTTGTTCCTGTTGTATCTCCTCATCTGTCTTGATGAGCCCTGTAGTATCAATTCCTAAACTTGTCGCTATTGCAGTGAGCCATTGGTTTACCTTCATGTAGCTCATAGCGTCAGGCATTTGACTTACCACTCCCATAAATGTTGTAAACTTATTGAAGTCATGTCCTCGTCCTAGTGCTTCCATACCAGTTGTAATTGTCGGCTCTACGAAGCCTTCAGGGAGTTGTGCGACTTCTCCTCGTGCCATAAGGACTGCTAAGATACGTCTCACAAGTGGCAACTGAAATTCCTGCGTTAGGATACTGTAGACTCCACTAAGTGTGTCCTCTAGTTCACTAGCGACTGTCCTGATTTCCTCTGCGGTTACTCGCTCAGCATTTCGTTGAACTACGCTAGACAAAAGAAAAGCAAACGATAAGCGTTGCTCAATAGTGTCGGCAGTTGCTTTTGTCGTTTGCATATCAGGATACTTATTTAGTTGTAGTGGTTGAATGTCCTCTACACGACCGCTTACGAAGTCGCCCTCTTGAGCGTTCTGTAGAAGTTTAGGTCTAGTAATACCATTAGGGTTCACTAAGTAGAGCGTGCGTGCACTGATGGAAGCCATAGTTACAAGTGCTTTTGATAGTTTCTCTAGACTTGTTAAGTCTCCTAAGTATTCCTCTACCATAGAGCGTCCATAATCTTCGTTGTCGCTCTTTGTCATACGTAAGACAATGTATGGAAATTTTTCTTTAGGATAAGTCTGCTCACTACCTGCAATTTGTATACCATCGACTTCACTAAAGCACTCATAGTTGTCGTCTACTAAGTCGCACTTAGTGTATACTTCAACTTCCTCATCGTCCTTCTTATCAGGAACTAGATTGTATGCTCCAGGTGGCAACGTGCGTTTCAATAGGACGTCTTTAGTAATCAATGTTACGACTGTTCCTACACCATCACGCTGTACTACATAGTGGTTTAGGTCATAGAACTTTGTACCATCTCTATCAGGTGGCAAAAAGAGTGTTCCATTACCTGTGATCAATAGGTGTCGATTAGCTTCCTGAGCAGTTATACGGACTTGGTTCTCTTCCATAAATCTCATGCAGGACTGCTCAATTCTCATGAGTGCCTGTTCGACTTCTTGGACTTTCTGCTCGTATACCTCAGATGAAGCACTTTGTAATTGTTGCTTCATTTCTGTCGACAAACCCAATTTAAAAAAGCCCTCATTCGGTGGGAATAGGGCAAGTGTTAGCTTTGATGTTAAGTTGTTTACTCCTCGTGCTCCAATAGACTGATAAGGTGTACTGAATTTCTTGTTACCATCATCGTTCTTGTCGTGGAATACATGAGGAAGCGTTAGTTTTGCACAAGCAATCGCTCGCTGTACATAAGGTTCTCTTTTAGTTTCTAGCTCATTGTATAGAGCTTTTGCTGATTTACCTTGATCTTGAGGTTGATTAGATTTTCGTTTTTTAACTGCCATCTATACGTTCACCCCATTACCTCGTGTCTCACCTGTGTTCAGTCCTGTAGTAGGAATTTGCAGGTCTTTCTTACCTCGTGCTTTACGTTTCCGTAAGCCACCACCTTTAGTGTCGACATACTCTTGATCTGTTTCATCGACTCCTTCTGGTGCCTGTGGTGCAGGTGTAGGAATATCAGGCTCTTTAATACCAAAGAGTTTCTTTAGTCCGCCCATAGGTCTCCTTTCTGTTACATATTCATAGGGTTATAACTGTCTGTATTCTTTTTGATTGTTAAGGCTTCCCTGTTGCGTCTAACATAGTTAGGCTGTTCGCCACCTAGTTGAGCTGTCTCAGGGGTTTCTGCTTGAGTGTAGGGTACAAGGTCTTTACCAGTTACCTGTGGTACAGCTTTAGCTTTACTGCCCCACTTCTGAGCAACTTTATTAAGTACCATGCCTACAGCAAGCTGAGCTAGCATAGTTCCCATTTATCCTTACCTTTCTTTATTTAAAGCATTAAAGTTCTCTATATCGTGGATACATTAGACCTTATACTCATCATGCCATGAGCTAAGACAATTAATTACTTCGTCTATAGCCATGATAAATGCTACTTTTTGCTCAGCATTAAGGTCATGTCTACGAATAATTGAATGTGTATCAAAGGCTCTCTTGAGCTCATCAATAATAATTTCGTCAACTCTTGGAACTGGTCTATCAAGTTTACTCATATTCCACCACCTTAATCATGTCGGTACAGATAGGTTGAAAACCTGCTTTCTTGTAGCCATTCAAGACAAGTCGCTCAGTCTTTCCTGTAGACAAAACATTACCACTTACGATAAGTTCTGCTTCATAACTCCTAGCGACTCTCTCAAGCTCTTTAATAGCTTCTCGTTGAATACCACTATAAGACTTGTCGGTACAGAATACACTCTCTTCCATTAGGACTATCTTGTCACTCCACCATAGTTTACCTATGTCGAACATTAAGAGCCCTACAAGACTCCCTGTAGCGTCATACCACGCTCTAATATGTCCCTTGATGTTTTGCTCAAGGATATGACTATAGACCGCTCCTTGACTCCCTAGAGCTTCTAATAGGTGTCCTTTGGCTTCTTTCTTGAGTGCACCTATGTACGTCATTGCGTCCTTTTCAGGGTTTCTCAAGCGGTACTCTTTTACTACGGTGTCCATAATTTTACCTTCTTAGTTCTCTTATTGTAATAACCTTTCTGAAGAATAAAAGCTAATCTTGCGTTAAGCAGTGCTTCCTCTTCAGTACTTCCATTAGCGACATAAGCCTTTACTACAGCTTCCCATGAGCAGTCCTCATCTAGTAGTCTCTTAGCTCTTACTTCACCAATCTTAGGGCAACCCTTATAGTTGTCTGCTGTATCCCCAATGAGTGTCTGATACATATGGAAATAGTGAGCTTCCTCTTTTGTCGTATCGTAGAACTCATTACGCATGAAGTCATAGAACCGACAAGGAATACTTCTGAAGTCCTTATCACCACTGATCATGATAGAGTCCTTGTCTGCACTAATACCGATACAGTCGTCAGCTTCAAGGTTATCAATGATAAGCGTATTGAAGTTCTCAATGACCCAATCTCTCATACGTATGAACATCATTGGTCGTCTTTTAGATTTTCGGTTAGCTTTATACTCAGGGCTGATGTCTTTTCTAAAGTTATGTTTCAGGTCTGTAAGAGCCATGATGATTTCATACTCACCCTCAATATTCCAGTGATCTAAGACAAGTGGTACTAGCTCTGCTAGATGACTGTCAAAGCCTATAGTAGCTTCAGGGAAGGAAGCATGAAGTGTATAAAAGCCATCTCCCCAGTCGTGCTCTGTTTCTGCATTTTGAAGAGCAAGATAAATCATCATGTCTGCGTCAATGAGTAGTTTTGTTTTCTTCGTCTTTGTCGCCATTCTGCTCCTCGTGTTGTAAATTCTTTTCACTCCATTGATTTAATAGTTCTTTGTACTGAACTAAACATAAGAAGAACTCTTTATTTTTCTCTTGTAGTTCTTCAGGTAAATATTTAGTAATGCCCCAGTCGTCCACTAAGTCGCCTAGTTGCTCATTAATAAGTACGACTGCCATTACTTCTTGTAATTCTTTTGTTATTTTCATTAATGACACTCCGCCCAGTTCCTACCGATTTTACCTTCGGTATCTAATTGAATTCTAAATTTAAACTCTTCTTGTACGTCTCGTACTGCAAGTTGTGCTTCTTTAACGACAATCTCTGCAATTTCTTTAGTGCGACAAGCTACCTGAATTTCATCGTGGATCCATGCCATGAGACAATAGTCTCCGTCCCATGAATGCTTTAAGCCTAGTTCTTGTAAACGTTCTTCAGTTCTTGTCGTCCATCTCTTACAGATAAGAGCTCCTGCTGATTGCAATAAGAGGTTCAATGCACTATGCAATGAGCGTACATGAAGTTTTCTTCCGTCAAGCCCTTTGAGCCACTTACGTTTATATCTGCGACATCTTGCTGATACATCATAAGGTGCTAAGGTATCCTTAATGGTACTAGATAGCTTCTTGATTGCAGGTGTATTCTTTAAGAACTTAGCCTTGAGTTTCTTTCCGTCCTCTTCGGTTCCTCCGACAATCTCACCAATCTTTGCATTACCGCCACCATAGAGGAATGCATAGATGAATGTTTTTGCTTGATTTCTTGTCTCAAGTCCTGCGTTCATTTGGTTAGCTGTATGAATATCACCATTTAGTATCTCGTGAGCATACGCTCCGTGGTCGAATGGTGCTAAGAAGTGAGCTAGACAACGAAGCTCTAAGCCTGAACAGTCAATACCTGCTTGGTACCACCCTTCAGGTACTCCAAAGAGTTCTCGACATTGATAGCCATAAGGTTTATCAATAGCAGGTACTTGAGCTACATTAGGGTTACTATGAGTAGCTCGTCCTGATACTGCCCCATTAGGGTTTACCTTTCCATGAATTTTATTGTCGTCTCCTAAGAGTTTGAGCCATGCTTGTTTACCATCTGCTAATTGTCCTAAGCGTTTAGATAACATAAATGCAGTACTATAGAGCTTAGCTATATGTCGTACTTCATCACTGGCTTTAGGATCATTGATAATTGACTGTAGGCTCTCTTCGTCTAACTTGAGTTTCCTATTGGTCTCCTCTCCGTCCTCATCAGTTTCGATTTCGTACATTGAGTCTAACCACTGGTATTTAAAATGATCCCCTAAAATATACTTTAGTTGATCTCGCGAATTGATTTTAAATACCTTATACTTTTGCACTGGTACTCCTGCTTTATAGCCTAGAGTTTTGTTGTCTCGTTTAGGAATGAAAATGCGATCAGGAATTGGTGGTACATATTGAGTGAGCTCTTTAGTGATACGCTCTAGTTCTTCTCTTAGCTCTGCTTCAAGTATTAATGCTTTTTGTTTGTCGAATGGAAAGCCATTCTTTTCTTGTTTTTGCATTAACCATTGAGCCTTGTGTTCAATCATTGAAGCGTGCTCAGTGAAGCCCTTATCGACAAGTTTGTCATACAGCTTAGTAGTTACCACTACGTCCTGCTTATTGTAGGCAAGCATATCTTCATTAAAGACTGCCCATACATCGCCTTCATTATCTTCGCTGTAGGTTCCCTTGAGTACCCCTAATCGGTACCCAAAGGCTTCTAAGCTGTATCGCCCATAGAGTTTCTTAGGTAGTACTCCTTTTCTCATTAGACCGATGTCTACATCTTTAATATTGGAATAGACAAGTCGTGCTAGTATAACTGTATCGACTACCTTTTCATGCTCAAATTTAACTCCATAGAGCTTCTCTAAGCATGGAACGTCAAAGGCAATAACATTGTGCCCACAGATCTTGTCGGCTTGTAAAAGTTTCTGTACACCCTGCTCAATCTCTGTAGGTCTGTACTCATAGAATTTGTCTGCTTTAGTGTCATAAACTACCATGCAGTGTACTTTAGTTACAGTATCAAGAAGTCCATTTGTCTCGATGTCAAAGATTAACATTAGTATTTTCTCAATAAATCTTTAAGGCGATTAATCTCTTTAGTGGTTCTCTCAATATCAATATTGTTATCATCAATTAAACCTTCAAGATACATATTTTTCTTATTTAAAGAATGTACTAAAGTTGTATTTTTCTTAACTAATTTTTGAAGAGCTTCTTTTTGTTTTAAACGTAGCCATGCTCCTACTTCTAATACTGTCGACTCTAAGCGATATAACATTGTTAAAAGCATATTTTTCTCCTTTATTTTTTCATATAGTTTCGTGTAGCGTGTTCTTTACGTCTACCTTCGGAATAATTACTAACTCGTCTTAGGTAACCAATAACTCGTGTACCATAGTCAATCTTTTCTCGCTCACCGCATTTCGTACAGTGATCTTCAGTATTAACATTGATGTAGCCACAGTTATCACAAATGGTTACAAGACAATTAAATGTCCAGTAATTACAGCCATATTCACCTGCTAGACAAAGTAGTTTATAGGCTTGATCTTCAGTCAATAATTGAGCGATGTTAAGATGACAAGCACTACCACCATCAAGGTACTTAACCATGTCTTTACCATGTAGCTTGAGTCTGTCTAGGATAGTCATGTCTGTAGCTTCTACTGGATAGAAATAGGAATTATAGCAGTCTCGTTTAGTCTTAATGCCATCTGCTTTATCCCATTTAGCATTCTTTACACCTAGGTTCTCAGCAGGTACAAATTCTGTTTTGAAACGTATCTTATAGTCCTTATAGGCTTCTTTATTGAGTGTGTAGATTTGATTTAAGAAGCCACCAACTGTCTTGATGTATAATTCAGGATCAGCTACTGGGTCTACTTCTAAATATTCCATACCTTCTAACATTCCATTAATGCCGATAGTACAGAATTGTTTGTCTAAACTAATAAAGCCTGCACTGTAAGCAGGAAGTAAGCCTGCCTTTAAGTAGTCCTCAATGACTGCTCGATGTGCCATTAGATACTTTTGTACTCTCTTGATTAAATCAATGAATGCATAGTCGCCTTTATGGTGTTTCTGAATAAAGCGGTTCATATTGATAGTGATAACTTGTACACTACCAGTAGATACACCACCTGCACCTAAAGTGTAGCTAAAAGTGTTATCTGCAAGTTCGTTCCGAAGTCGACAACAACTTGCTAAGCTGTCTGCACTTTCACTTTGGTAGACAAAGAAGGATAAGCCTTTACTCATGTGCTTAGCTAACATATGAGCAAACTCGTCATCTTTAGGTTTACCAGTTTCTTTGTCGACAAGCACTGCACTTGTGAGCACTGGGTATGTCAATAATTCCTTCTCTCGTTCTTCTCTAAACCAGTTCATAAAGAAGTCTTGAAGTTTAGCAATGCTTGTATAGTTCGCTTTGTCTCCATCAGGGAATGTAAATTCACCAAAGACGGACTCAAAGTAGAACTTATCGAATACTGAGATATTCCAGAATACACTTTGGTTACCTCTTGCACTTGCAGGTTGATTGATCGCATAGACTACACCTTGTAGCTCTTGAGCAACTTCTTTAGCATTTGTATCTAAGTAGTTGTCGCCATAACTCTTGCGTGCAAAGTGGTCAAAGTACATTAAGAATTCTACTGTTGCGATTGCACCTGCGAAGCCACTGGCTACTTGATAGACAAGATTTACAAAGCTACCACAAAAGGACTGTAGGTTTGTTGGAGCAGTTGAAGTGCCACCTAAAGATTTAGTACCCTCGAATAAATAAGGGAACATATTAATACTTGCACAGTATGGTTTCAAAGAAGTCTCATCGTGAATATAAATGAGATGGTTTTTGATGTCTTGTTCATACTGGTGAGCATACTCACTACCAAACATTTCAGATAGCTTATCTTCTACCATTGCTCTATTAATCTGAATTGTCTCGAACTTATATAATTCACTCTCAAGAATACCTATGTTCTTTCCATCGACATTACTGTTAGGGTCGACAATAGAGCCATCAGCAGTATTGAAGGAGTCCATATAGTTCTTGATGAAGTTTACTTTTGTTTGAATTTGGTTGTCTGTTAGTTTATTAAGTAATTTTTTAGCCATTAGTCTCCTTTGTAAAGAATGATGTAATATTAGTCCACTCGCCATTAGGTAACTTGTAAAACATTTTTTGATTGGTCGTTGGGCTTGCTAAGCCACCTTGACATTCAATATAACGTCCAATCTTGAGCCATGTTAAGTGCTCTTTGTCATATGGGAATTCAATACAGCCATGATAGAGCCCTACTGGATATTCCTTAGAGATAGGCTTTACGATTTTCTCAAGGAATTCTTCAGGGTCAATCTCATAGTTTGTCGTACCGCCCATAAAGACAACTGCTGTAATACCTCTTTGAGTCTTGATGTAGTTTTTCAGTTCATCTACAGTCAACCATTGGGCTCCTTCGTCCGTCCATAGTTCAGGACTATGACAACCCTCACAGTGCTGTTTACAATTACCAATCTCAAAGAATACTGCAATTTCATTAGGAAGTTCTGTTAGTGTTACACCTTTACCCATTACAGGTATTTTCATAGTGCTAACTCCTTAGTTTTGTTATAGGTTCTCAATAGCGTTACATATTTAATTTGAGCTCTGTCGTGGTCTAAGTGCGACAATGCTTCTTTCATTTCACTCTTAGCATTGGCTACTTCATCTTCTAGCCACTCTACGAACTTCTCATTAGGTTTCAAAATTCAGCTACCTCATTATCACTTTCTATGTCGTTCATTAGGTCTGCGTTAGGAATTTCTAATCGGTTTCTCTCTTTGTTAAACCAAAGTTTTCCACCTATTCCTGTGTCCCCTGTTTGTCGACATTTTAATACTCGTATTTGCACTAGATTTTTCTTGATATCACTGTCAGCCTGCTGATTGCGTTCTAGTGCTATAATTGTGTCCGACAACTGAGCTATTGCTTGACTCCCTCGCAAGTCCTCTAGAGAGATACTTCCGCCTTCTTCAGCACTCTTCTTGCCATCTCCTCGTTTAAGATGACAAATACAGATAAGTCCTACCCCTAGCTCTTCGCATAGTTGTCTCAGGCGTGTCATAAGTATGTCGATAAGTTTTCGCTCATTGTTACTCTCAATGCCACTCACAGCTATACTTATGTGGTCGATAAGGATAAAGTCGCACTTCTCTGTTACAGCCATATAGCGAATAGCATTAAGAATTGATGAGTTGTCTAGGGAACCAAAGTGGTTATACATGACAAACTTACCAGTTCCTAAAGTGTGATTAAATGCTTCCGTGTATTGGTCGTTAGTTATACCTTTACGACTAAGGTGTACTGGTTTGTTTAGGTATAAACCGATGTAGCCTTTAGAAGTCCTAAGGACGTTCTCCTCTAACATCATTGAGCCTATCTTTAAGCCATGATCCATAACTAAGTGATAGCCTAGCTCTCTAATCATTGTGGACTTACCTATACCAGTCCCTGCGGTCAGCATTGTGATTTCACCTTTGCGTACTCCTCGTATCATCTTGTTTGCCTTTACAGTCCACGGAAGGGAGTATCCAGTTACTTCTTCAGGCTCCTCTAAGAGGTCGTCAAGTAACGTATCAGCATTGATTATGTTCTCAGGTGTTACCTTCTTAGCGTTCTCTAGAGCTTCTAAAAGCTCATTACCTTTGTTGTTGATATAATACTCATTAGGGTCTTTGTACTGCTTTAATACAGCTATACGGAGCTTCTCAGGAGACAAAATGCCTTCAATTTCTTTTGCACCTTTGCGTCCTGCGTCATCATTGTCGAATACGACTACTACCTCCTTGAAGGCTTCAAGCCACTTGAGGTTAGCTTCAAATACCTTCTTAGCACTCTGTACTCCACAGGGAATACTTACGACTGGCTCTTGATTGCCCAGTAGTTGGCTAACTGTTAAGCAGTCGATTTCACCTTCAGTAATGATGAGTCGTACCCCATTGTTGTACAGTTGTTGTCCAAAGAATGTCGTACTGAGCTTTCCTTTGACTGCGAAGGACTTGTCTTGGAAGCGTAGTTTTTGTCCGACAAGAGTTCCATTCTCATCGAAGTAATTAGCGACTTGGCAAGGCTTACCTTTGTAGTTCGTAAAGTAGTACTGATATTTACGACAAGTACTCTCAGTGATACCTCTTGCCTTCAAAGGTTTTAACGACAAATCACTAATGAAGTCATCATACTTAGTTGTCGGTTCTGTTTCATCGCTATTATGCAGTGCATTACATGAATAACAATATGTGTGCCCATCTGTGTATTCACTGAGTGCGTCTGATGATCCACAATCAGGGCACGGAAGATGAGCTCTTAGAATTTCTGAAGTACTCATTTGATGTCCATATCTTCAATGGTTACTTCTGAGTCGTCAGGTTTGATGTCGTTACTATTAATCATCTCAGTTACAGTTACTATTGCGTCATTCTCTGAGATGTCCTCTAGTTCAACTTCATAGAGCTCGACTCGCTTAGCATGAATAGTGATAGACCTATGTTTTCTGTCCATCATGCACTGGTATTCTCTAAGCTCCTCTCTAGTCTCACTCAACTACCTCAGCTCCTTTATATTTCTCTTGCAATGCATTGATTACTGCTTCAAGGCTTGCCTGTGCTTCCTCAGTGATGTCAGCTAGAACACTAATGGTAGTGTCATAGTGAGCAACTTCACCAAATGCTACTGCTTCTTCAGGACGGAACTTATTGATAGCTCCATCGGCTGTGATCAAGTAGTGATGAGGGAAGAATAAGTAGCCTGCCTTTTGACTATTCCGTAGAATAACTTTAGGGTCTTTGTCGTTCAATGCATATTGAGTTACTTTGATATATTTAGTTTCTTTTCGCTCTTTTAGTTTTCCATAGCTTTTAATTGATTTCACCTCTTTTCTTCCTCTAGCCATTTCTTAGGAATGACTGTACCAATGTGATACTGGAAGCCATTCTTTTTGCACCAGTCGCTATACCTATTGGCTTTTGTCTTAGTGCTTATGTATTGATCCTTCATAAATAAAAATCTTATGTCTAACTCAGGGTGTTGCTTCTTGATTGTTAAGTGCTTGCTTCTGTCCTCAGGAAGAAAAAGCCCTTTGGCTTCGACAATAATTCCATTCGACAAAATGAAGTCAGGTTTATAGTAATGATTTGTCGTATAGGGAACCTTTAATGTCTCATACTCAAAGGGTACTTTTGCTTTCTCAAGGTTAGCTTTTACTTGACTCTCAAAGTTGCTTCTAGTGCTCTTATCGACTCGCTTTTTGAAGCCCCCTAAGCGACTGAAACTCCAACCTCTAGCCATTAGTGATTACCATTCAACGTCATCTGTGTCAGTTACTTCACCTTTATCTTCTATATCGAAGCCATAGCTGTCCGCACTACCATTACCATATTCTTTAAGGTCTTTTACAAGTACTGCATTGAGTCGTAAAGTAATACCATAGTTCTTAGCATTCATTACATAAGGGGACGCTGTAACTGCTACTTGTACTTTAGAACCATTACCAATCTTAGTGCCTAATGGAAGTGGCTCACCATATTTGTCGAATACTGCAAGTTTCTTCTTAATGAGTTCACCAGTTTGCTTGTTTTTGTACTCATGTTTTGTCTTAGCTTTGAAGCACTCACCATACTCTTTGTCCTCTTTAACAGACAAGTTCATTGGTACTTTACGGTTAGGTTTCTTTTCTAGTTGATCTACAACTTCATTGAAGTACTCTTCTAGTGCGTTCTTGAATGCTTCGGTTTTCTCATCGGACTCTAATTGAACCATGATAGAATACCCAAGTTCATTACCTTCGTACGTCTCAGGGCTATCAGTGTGAGCCCAACAAGCTGTACCATTTAGCTTAAAATCTTTACCTAGTTTTGTTTTTGCCATATAGTTTTCTCCTTTATAAATCTTGACAAAAAAAAAGAGCACTCATTAAGAGTGCCCTTAGATAACCTTATTTTCCTGTGGAACCGCTTTCAGTTCCTCGTTCAGTATCCTCGATGACTTCACCTTCGACAAAAGTCATTGGTTGTGTCTTTTCTAACCAGCACTGAGCGATACGTTGTCCTTCTTCAAGGTAGACAATGTGTTTACTGAAGTTGCGAATGTATAACTTTACTTCACCTCGGAAGTCCTCATCGACAATTCCTTCAGTATTTGCCAGTGCGATTGGATAGTCTCGTCCTACACTGGAACGCAACTGGATCCGCAATGTGTGTCCCTTTGGTACTAATACTTTGAAGCCTAAAGGAATTTCTGTAGCTTTCGATTGGACTGCTACTGGCGGTACTGAGACTGCCATTGGAATTGCAATGTCCATACATCCTGCTCCTTCAGTTTTTGCTTCAGGAATTACTGCGTTGTCGTTAATCAGTTCGATGAGCACTTGCTCACCATTCAGTGTGATTGTTTCTGCTTCTTGTGCTTTCTTTGTGCTTGTTCGTGCCATTAGTTCTCCTTTACCTCTGTGAATGTTATACCTACAGGTTTCTTTTCTCCTAGAAGGATAAGCCATGATAATTTAAAGTATCTCCCATCAATACACTTGTATGTTCTGCTGAATTTACATTCCCACTCTATTGCCCAGTCCATGTCCTTGTTTATAATTTTTAGGTACTTTGGTGTCCTATCAATAAGTTTTCTTAATTTATAATCTGTACATTTCTCACTAAGATAACTTCTTAATTCTTTTTCTTCTTTTTTCGTTAGTTGCATTATCTTATTTCCTTATTTAATAAATGTATTGATTAGCATTTGAATGTTCTCAGGTGTCGCATGGTTAGCAATATACATAGCAATTAGCACCTCTTTATTTGGTAATAAAATTGCTACTAAAAGTAATACTACAGTTATAGTACTAATTGCTATCTTTGGTGCCCTTGTCATGTCTTTAAAGAACGTCCCTAGTATCGCTACACCAATTATTGCTAAGATATAAATAAGTGCTCTTATTGTCTCAATGTGTGATAATGCAAAGATTGTCCACGGACTGATGATTGGTTCCATCTTAGTTCTCCTTTACGATTTTAAAATGACGTCTCCACCAGCCATCTGCTGTTATACCTACTCGTGTATCGTGAAGTACGTATCGTTGACCAATATTTTTAATTGTCGTGTTTAAAAGCTTCTCTTCCTCAAGGTCTACTATATGATTGTTGTCGTGTTCTTCTGTAACAACTACTACAGTCCCTACTGGTAGTAGTGCTTTTAGTTCATCTACAGTGAAGTCCTCAGCGTCATACCACTTGTTAGGTTCTAAGGTTTTCTTTGGTTCTTCCTTGGTAATATGCTTTAAGTCATCTTCAGATGCAAACCCTGCACTATCACTTACCACTAAATGATCCTTTAGGTTTGCTTTCCAACCTTCATTTTCTTCTTCATCTAGTTCGACAATATAACAGTCATGACATTGCACTAATTCTTTCACAGGTGTTCTAATAACTGTACCTTTCATACTTTTACTACTCCACCCAGAGTCTATTTTTACACGATCTCCGACTTTAAACTTATAGCTTTCTTTGCTTTCCTCTTTGGTTAGTGCTTCTAGTTCTTCATCTTCTGCATACCATGCATTATTACTTTTTACCAATTCATTCTCTAAAGTTGCTTTCCAACCATTGTATTCACTATCTAACTCGACAACGTAATTATCGTTACAGAATACATCTTCGTCATCTACTGGTGTTCTAATAATGGTACCCTTCATTGTTGTACGTTCAATCTTAGGTTTAACCAATACACGATCACCAATTTTATATGTGTATTCTTTCTTGCATTCTACAAGCGTTGGTTCATCTATCTCTTCAGGTTTGTCTATTGCGATTACTGGACGTCCCTTTTGGACTTCAATGAGCTTCTCTGCATAATGTCTAATTTTTTGTGCGTCAGCTAAGTCCTGACCTTTGGAACGTAATGCGTACTTGATGATATTTCCTTTGAGGTACGCAATGAATTCTTCAGTGGTGAAGTTTGCTTCCATGATTTCCCAAGGTTGAATGTTAAGTGTTTCGTAGTGTTTGCTATTTGTAGTCATGATGTTTATCTCCAATTTCCTGTTAAATAAGTTTGAATTAAGAATAGTAATTGTAGTTTTCTGTAGTGTACTTGATTTGGTAACCAGTTTACTCTTTTAGCTCTTTTTCGTTTTGTCATTAGTTCTCCTAAATTATTCTAAACCAGTGTCTATAATATAATTCACCTATTGATAGTACTGTTTTCCCAAGTACATTTTTTGATATATAACGTACTCTTACAGTTTTAACTTCTGTTTCTTCAGGGTCTTGCCATTTGTTATCTTTAAATGGATCTAGTATAACTTCAACTAGCACTCCTGTTCCTAGTTTCTTTAAGAGTTCTTCTTGTGTAAATTCTGTTGAGTTATACCATTTGTAACGCTTTAACTGTTCATCAGGTTCTACTGTAGTATCTTTAGGCATTAAGCGTTCCTCAATTTTTTCTATACGCTTCTCAAGGTCTTTTCGCTTTTCGTTTTGTAAATCTGCTAAGGCTTCACTTAGAAATCTATTGTTTGCTTTAGTGTAAAAGAGCTCGTGCTTAGTGCTCTCTAGTTCTTCTTGAAGCTCTTTCTTTTCTTCGATAAGCTCTTTGCATAGTTTGATTAAAGTTTTGAAAGTAATCATTAGTTCTCCTTTACGATTTGGAACCATTCTCTAAGAAATCCTTCATTTATATCAATGAATGCTTTGAATTTAAAGTTACCTTTTACGATGTCTTTAACTTTACAAATTTTTGCTCTTGTTGGTGGTTCTGTGTCAATACTGTCATATATTACGTCTTTCTCTACGAAAATAGTCGTTCCAACTGGTAGCAGTTTTCTTAATTCATCTACTGTATAGTCTAAAGTATGATACCACTTGCCTACTTCTAGCTTTTCTTCAGCAGGCTCGTCCATAACTGTCAGCTTTCCAGTCAGTGTGAAGCTCTTGATTGGTGTAGAGTTGTCATCTAAGAGGAATATCTTTTTCCCTTGCTCAAGATCTGCTACACGCTTCTCAAGTGTGTCTAAGCGTTCATCTTTTTGTTTACTGAAGAGTTTATCTCTTAGTTCTTGATTGTCTTGTCTAAGGCATCTAAGTGTTTCTTTAAGCTCTTCATTTTCTTCCATGAGTGCTTTCTTTTCTGCGATAAGCTCTTTACAGAATTTAATTAAGGGTTCGTATGTTGGTCTGAAGCTAAACATTAGTAATCTACCTCCTTATTTAGTAATACTTCTTTAACAGCTGGCGGTAAAAGTCGTCCAGTTGTTGTCTCAATATCGTATATTAACGAATAGTCATTAGGATTTGTGTCGTCAAGCTCAATGCTGACTACTGTTAGTGTTCTCATGTCAATTAAGTATTTCACTTTATTTTCTCCTTACAATAACCATTCCTTAATTACTTCAGAAAACAGTAGAAGTATTAAAAATAAGAATGATAAAAACTTATAGATTGCTTTTCGATCTTCAAGTAATTCTATACGTTTCTTTGCGATATACGCTTTATCCCATTCGTCTCTTAATGTTGTTTCATAGCGTGCTATCTGTACATCAGCTTTTCTTAGTTTTTGCATTGTCGTTTGGTAGTGTTTATTTTCTTCTACCTTAGTTCTAATAGCTGTGTAGTAGCCTTCCTTTTTTGCACTTGATAATTCTCCTAAGTAGGTGTCATAATCTAGTGTGATTGTTTTCGTGTTTATTGCGTCCATTAACTTACGCTCCTTTCATTAACTCTAGTGCCACGAAAAGAAGAGCTTGAGTGCTCCTCTCTATCTCGTGGATACATTAATTCTGATTAGTGGAAAATGAAGGTACTTGTTAAGATATTCTCTAGCTTTAAGCCCCCTTTAGGTGGCTCAGGAATATCCGACAAATCTTCTCCTGTCATTACTTCTACGTATTTCTTAAATTCCTCTATTGGTGAGTGCTCTGTATATAACTTATATAGTTGCTCACGAATAACCACTTGTAGGTGTCGTGCTTCCCCCAGTGATGTACCAAAGGAGTCATGAATTGTCGTATAGTTAGACAAACCTGCTTCGTTGACTACCATCATCAAATGAGTGCTATCAAGACTATGGATAAAATTAGGTGCTATACCATTCTTTTGACCATTAGCGTCTAGGCTTTCATCATCTGCTACGTCTTGGTAGTATCCTCTCCAACTCACCATGTCTCCGAAGCGTGTACGGAAGCTCTTTTGTACTAATTTGAGATACTGTTGTTGTACTGGTAGTCCTAGTGGTGTCCACCAATTCACAGGTAGTCCATGCATAGTGAGTACCTTTGCTAGTGCTTTAAGATACTTCATGCCTTCTGTAGCACTTACTACTGTTGTCTGTACCTCTTGCCATACTAGTTTAGCCATGTATTTTGCACAAGGCTTTTCAAAGCGTTTGAAATGAATATTACCTTTTGTCGTATCCTCATAGATCTGCTCTTGGAAGCCATATTGACCGCTACCATATGCTAGTGTCATGACATTCCGTTTGACTACTTTTCGTGTTACCCCATGAGCTAACCATGCTTGAGCCATTGAGCGTGTTCCAAAGTGTACTCGTTGACCACCACCAACTTCTTCCTTTTGTACTTCGTCAAGAGTACCGCTCATAGCGTCTCTTTCGACAATCTTGAGTACTTTGTCGGCTACTTGTTGATATATGTCAGCAGGTCTTTCATGGTCGACAAGGTTCACTGCGGAGCCCCCTACCTCATCTCTTAGCATTGCTGAGTAGTGCTGTAGTCCTGAGCAAGTGCCATCATAGGCGATTACTAAAGGGCAACTATAGCCCTCATATGTCTTGAACTCCTCATAGTACTCAAGGGACTTAACGTATTCCATACACCATGCTAGAAATTGTAATGGTTCATCTGCTTCAGACCACCATAGGTAGTCCAATGGGTGCTTTGCACTGTCGACAATATGAGAGTGGTGAGTTTTCACCCATTCAACTTGTTCTTCATGAGATACTTTGTCGTTGCCCCATAGGTTCGCTCCTTGCCAGTACAAGAGCTCTATATCTTGATTATCCATGAGTGGTACAGGGTTGCTATATATGATCAATGATTTCATAAAGTCGTCCCCTTGATGATTGAAGAGTGGTATTGGATATATACGTCCACGGAAGTCGATATTACAAGGGAAATAGATATTTTCATATCCCTTGAAGTCTTTAGCATATCTGAAGAGTCTTAGGGCTCTAATAGCTTTACTACGTCTCGATAATTCAATCTCTAACCATTCATGAAAACGCTTTCCGTATTCTTGTTTAGTCTCTTTAAATTTTCTTGTTGGCTCAGGCTCATGAGGTTCCATACTTGCTATACCTGCTAACCCACCACCTTGATTAATGATTGCTTCAATGACTTCATACATATCTTTATTAATACGATATGGTGTCTCTTGAATAGCATTGACTGCACTATATATCTTGCTCAAGTCGACATCTCGTATCTTTTTGATGTAGCTCTTGACTACTTTTGTCTTTCCGACAATATGACTAATTCTCATGAAGTGAAGTCTTTTAGCCATTGCCCCATAGTACCCACCATGACTCAAGTCGTCCCATTTCTTAGGTGGAATAATTGTAGGAGTACGATCAGTGATAAACTGACTGATGTAATCTGCGTTATATCTGTATGTGTCTAGTAATACTTGCGTAGGTTCTAGGAATTTAACTCTGTCGTTAGCTTCACTTGTCTTAATTAGGTCTGTTGATTGAATTAAGATATATAAAATGTCTAGCCCTAGATTGACTACCGCTGACTTTTCATACTTAACCCATTCAAATTTATTTTTCTTCATAATGCCTTTTATATGTCTTGTCTTTTGATAAGTTAGCGTTCTTTTATCTAGTCCATCTTGAATACGATTGACTTGAGTTCCCTCTTCGTCTTGCTTTAAGAATGCTTCAGTTTGAGCATTGTAATATAAACTGTTACCTATTGAATATGCACAACTCGATACGCTTGCCTTATGGTCGGTTGCTAGGGTCTCATTAATAGCACGCTCTAGGACTGTTGCACAAATATTTAGCACTAGAGCTTCCATTCCGAACGCTTCAAGCATTGCTTTTAGTAGCTCTCTATATTTCTTGCCCACCCCTCTTTTAGGCTTGGTATTGTCCTCTATCCATGTCTCTATGTTTTTTGCTAGGGCTTCGACAAATAACTTTTTTAAGCCACTGCCTAATGGTTGGCTAGTAATTCGCCCTTGATTTCTTGCTTGCTCCAGTCGTTTTTTAAAGCTCTCTTGAGCTAGATCAGTGTAGTGCTTTTCTATTGCTATTTGTTGATCTAATGTATTCGTATTCATATGTCTTGTCCTTCCCAGTGGTCGGCTATAGGCTTACCGCCTTATACCTCTTGACCACCCTTGATGAGCTAAAAAAGGGTATAAAAAATAGACCTATCGACAAATCAAGGTTTCAATAGGTCTATTCAGTTCGTTGTATCCTATGGGAATAATACGAACGTCTCCGCAATATCCTCATATGTCTTATCCATAATTTGTTTTAATTTTGTATGTCTATAGGCTTCCTCCTGTGTTAATTCTCCTTGATTGGCTTGAGCGTCGTTTTCAATTTTCTGTATGCTTGCTTTTAACTTTTGTAAAGTATTCGCTAGTTTTCTACTGGATATCTGAAAGTCCCTGCATTGTTGCTCTAGTTCCTTCTTAGTCATGTAATACCTCTTGTATATCGATGTACCATGTTCCCCATTCGTCTATGTAAATCTCAATAAAGTCCTCGCCTGTTATAGGTGAATATACTGAGCTAATGAATTGATTTAAGTTGTGCCGATTGGCTCCGATATCTTGATAAAGCCATTTTGGTATACGTTTTTCTCCTAAGTTCTCCGCTTGTCGTTCTACTAGCTCCAGAATATCTATGGGTTCGATTAATTCTAATGCTAATTTTTCGCATAATTTACCAATTATAATTCCCCCATCAATGTAGCCATAAAATGGGCTTAATTGTTCCATGATGTTAGCTAGGTTTATATCTTGTGTTCTCATTTTTTTCCTCTTTATTCTTCAATGAGTGTTAATTTATAGTCTTTGCCTAATAACTTTTGTAATTCTTCTTCTAATAGATAGATTTCATATGTCGTTAAGTCGTCGCCTGTCCATGTATAGTGCTCACCATCACTATATACGTTATATGTGCTATCTTCTCCCCATAAGATTTCTATAGTCTTGTCAGTGAGTTGGCTCAAGATATTTTCAAGAGCTTCAAATACGTCCCATGTGCTCCCTGCTTCATTTATGATTGTTTTACCTCTTTTAGTAATGATTATTCTTAGTTGTTGTCCTAGTTTCATATTTGTTACTCCTTTTCGTGTTCGTCCATTGTTAAACAGATGTGAGCCCATAGGGCTGTACCACCTGCTATGATTGCTAGTAATATCATTCCTCTTCGTCCTCTTCTTCTTCCTCTTCGATATTTAGAAATTCGTCTACAGTCATACCGCCTAGCATACTATGAATTTCGTCCCAGTCGCCTATAATGTCCGCTTCTATCTCGAATTCATCTTCTAGCCCTCTAGCTCTGATTTCTAATAATTTTTCAAGTACTGTATCGGACGCCATGCCTACCAAATCATCAAATGTAAATGTTCCTGTTAATGTCATCATTGTTTTACCTCCTTTATGCTTCTAGTGGTTCGCCATCTTCGTCCATTGGAATTCCTAAGTAATAATAAATTTCTGTTTCTTCTTGTAATAGGAATGCTTCAAAATCGGATAGCGTTAATACTTTAGATACTGCTTCAGCTTTATCTCTTGTTGTAATATTATTGTCTAGAATTTCTTCCCATTCTTTTATTGTTAGTTCTCTATAGCCTACCTCACTGGCTAACGACATAAATTCATTAATTTTATGATGGCTTGCAATTACCTTTAATGTGTCGCAAGCTCGCTCACTTAACATATTAAAAAGCATATCGAATGTGAAATTTACAGTAATTTGAATAGTATCCATAGTTGTTACTCCTTTGTATAACAAAATGTCTAACATTTAGGTTAAAAAAAATTAACCTTTTCTATGATTTAATTATAACAGAATGTATAACATAATGCAATACTTTTAGTTAAACAATTCAGAAAACTTTCATAAAATATTTGTTTACTTTTGTTTAACTTTTTGTTATACTTTAGGTAGGAAGTGAGGTGTTCTATATGATTGATTATGAAAGACTTTACTATTATGAAACTCTTAACAATGATGATAGTATTACAATCAGATTACCTAAAGACTTAAAACAAGATTTTATTAAGATTGCAGGCGGTCAGCGTCAATATGCTAAGTTGTTACGTCATTTAATGGCTCGACATATTAGCAATGAAATTAAACATTCAAGCCCCACGATCTAAAACATATAGCCACACAAAAAAAGATAACCCTTAGAATTCTAAATGAGCTCTAAGGGTTATCTTTATTTTATGCGTCCGTTTGTTATATTGATGTCGTTATAGTTTTCATTGTCTCCTTGTCCATAATTCGACAAATTGAATACTTGAAATATTATCACTAGGGCTATTAAGATTACTGCTAGCCCTCTATGGTTCCCCTTCGTGAATAACTGATAGAGACACCATAGACCGATGATAAGCATACATACTATGAACATTTGTTGACTCCTTTTGTGTTGTTAATAATCAAAGTGGTGAGCTGTCGTTGATGATCTCCTTTAGCACGACAAACTAATTCTATATTTGTCTTTAGTATACCACGCTAGCTTTACATTGTGGTATTTATTTACAGCACTATAGCAGTACCCATTGTGTGCAACGTGTACACTGTATGGATACTTGAGTATTGCTGTTAGTACCCTCATGTGGACTACGTTGTGCCCATTGGCTTTTCCAGTGGTCATCTGTCGTTGGGTACATCACTGTCTTACACGGAACACGGCTTTGCTAACTGGTCGTATTACTTCAGTAATGCCTATAGCGTACCTATCTGTGCTGTCGTGTTGTGTGCAATTAGGCTCTCAAGGGCTGTCCATAGCCCTCAATCAAAAAGAGACTAATTGTGCACAACAATGACTACCTGTGGAGAACAGTTGGATATCCTTTAGTGTGCTAAAGTATTCCTTAGTTTGTTCTGAAGTTATCCAAGTGAGTTCGTAGAACGAACGATCAGGTAGTCATTAATAGTCGCCATTAGTATTCTGTCGGTACTCTCCAGTGAACGACGTGTAGTCCATAGGACGGAGCACGGAGTGAACCATAGGCAGTCAAATGATCTGTTGCTGTACACGATTTGTACACTATGTCTACTGTAGGTGGACTAAAGAGTGCTAATGTGTTCCTGTGGTGTACAAATTGCACGTCAGGTGGATTGAAAATTAAGTTCTCGTATACTGTCATTAACCCCCACACCGAAGGACACTGAGGTGGCTACTGGTGTGAATGTGGTTGAGCAGAGCGAACATGCTCTAGGTAGTAGAGGTAACACTGAGTGAACCTGCGGAGAGCCAAGCGATAGCGAAGGCTTGACAAGGCAGGGGCACAGGGGGCTCTGGCTCTAATCTTAATGGTATATATGGGCTCATAAAATTTTGTAGTAATTTTCCCCTCTAGGTGGACATTAGGGACTTATGGTTAATATATCGTTATCGGAAGTAATTTGTGTTCAAAACAAAAACTAGCCTATAAGT